CGAACCTACATCCAGGGTATGAACTGGTGAAGAATTTGCGATACCTACGTTCGCGGTCGTCACGAGACTCGTCACGGTATTCCTAAACTCGGTTGTGTTTGTCGTTGTGTTTCCGAGGTTTGTCGTGACTTGTAAATTTGGTTGTAAAATGTCTACAGCAGCCACCCCTGAATCAGACATCTCTTTTGTGCCTCGGTTATACGTGAGGATATTGTTGTCTCGATCGGAAATATCAAGCACTTGACGTAAAGGGGTTATGTACACCGATCCCGGTTGTGTCGCATCAATCTGGACATCACTGGCATTGAACACGATCGTATTCTCACCCTGGTTCTCTGTTGCGTTCTTACCGAACCTAATTTTTGTAGATCGTTCGACTGTCGGCAAGTTCTTGACCATTTAATATAGATTAGCATTTTAATTCGCGTAGAGGAGTCCCGCCATACCGTTCTCGATACGGAGGACGTTATAGTTGACCGCATATATCGGGTCGTTGATAGGCATTGATTCACTCATGATCTTAGCGGACTCTAAACGACTGAAGTTGAGGGTACCTGTGGGTTGAAGTGAGCTTGTTGAGAGGCAGAAACAATAGAGAAAGAAATCTGGGGACGTCACAAAGTTTGTGTGATAGTAACTCATCACATCAATAAAATGTGGTTTTCCCCATTTATAATTACTCATATCCGTACCATTGATGTTTAACTTAATTTTATTAAGGGGTGAAGTGAGCGCACCATCCGTGGTCGTATCCGATGAGGCGATATACTTCACGGGGTGATTAAATGTGAGATCCTGGACGAGTGTACGAGATGGAATGTTTTTCTGTACTTGGGTGATGAGAAGGTCATGTTTCCTCATTGCGATGTTACCACGCTCCTCGTTATCGAGATAATAGTAGTTCGCATAGCACTCTACGTTGTAGTCCGCTGCCGCCGTAGCCCAGTGAATCCTAAGTTCAACATTATGGTAGTTTAAGGCTACTAGGGGTAAGGCGCATTGAGGACCCTCGCAGAAGAAGAAGCGAAGGGGGTAAAAGTATGAACGCGCACTCACACCTGGGTGTGTACCATTCGCACTTCTGGAAACGTTTTGTGCGAATGTATCAATCGCAATTTTTTCAGTAAATATGGAATCTTGGGTATCGATGACCGAACCACCGATGAGAAGTTCCACTTTATCTATGATGGTATCCCACCTTTGAATATCAAGGGCTGATGTGATATTATCGATTGTAAAATAGACATAGCCGAGAAGGTCGCCAGATCGTTCGAAATGAACACTGGACATTGAATTGTTTTTCACCGCTCCATGGATTGTTTGCTTTTCAATGGATTGTGAAAAATTAGCATGTCTTTTGAATGTTGAACTAAAGAAAGAGATTTCGGGATTACCCATGATGTATTCATCCTGGGCACCGACTGCGATCAATTGAACAATACCAGCGGACATGGTATACTACTCTAAGGGGAGAAAATTACAAATTTGGTTTTCTACACACAAAACGAAGGACTACGAAGTTTTTATCACTGGCACCCGCACGTTCGATAGTCTCACCATCTTGGTTACGGATAGTTACCGTCAGGCGGTCGAGACGGCGAATGGGATCAATATATTGTGTAGCTATTGGGTACTCATCCCTAAAGTTCACAACTGCACCAGGAGTACCAGTTGTCGACAGACTCGCAAAAGAACCCCTAATCATACTCAAAGAGGCCTGACCATCGTACACGTTCGAGGCGCGGTCGGAAAAGATGGTGTCTAACTCTTTTATGGATAAATAGCAGTGTTCAGTGTCCGCGGATGTATTGATACGAGCGGTGAGAAGTCTAGCCTGAACAATATTCTTTAGGGGCTGACTGAGAAAACAGGTAAAAGTATTGGCACTAGCTTGACCAATGGTGTCAATAGTCACAGTATGATACTCATGGTTGAGATCGGGAATAGACTGTGTGGGTGAAGTGACCAAAGCCATTTATAGTTAGCTTAGATTAAAGATCCACCAATTCCATCCGCGATCTCATAGTTCGCAAGATCCGAGACGAACTTTTGGGCACCGCAGAGACCACCTGGGGTCAGTGATTTAGTGTAGGCACTACCACCCTTGTAGCCAGGGGTACATTCGACTTTGTTTTCCAGGTCAAAGATGGAACCTTGACGGATAGGTGTAATCACGATTGGCCTGGGTTGGTAAGCACTGGTATCACGGAACATCATGAGGGCGACGATGATGAAAAACAATACACCGATGTATGTGAGAGCATTACGATTGGTCTTGTTAAGGTTGAACATTTATTATGTACGTATATTTTTTTAAAGTGCGTTAAAGGTATTTTTTTAGTTTCCATATAGAGAGTAGATGGACGAAGAAATCGTACTCGACCGTGGAAATACAACTGTGATGAAATTAGACGCTGATGAACAGGCGCTCATGGATGAGGTTGAGATCTCGATGCCTCGTCCCAAACCTGTGCCACGTCCTACTCAGCATGCATACCGCTCTCAACCTCAGCAGCACCAAGAGGCTATGGATGCTTTTGTGAATCCCAATAAACAATCGGCTCCTCAGCAGCCCATCCAAGATGAAGAGATTGACTATGGTGAGGAGTTATATGATGATGAGCCCATGGGTCCAGGTCCTCAGGAAGAACAGCCTTCGAAGGGATATACCTCAGTGGATGAGGAGAAGTCAGATCTTATTAATAAACTGACTCGACTGGAGAAGAAAGGCTTCTCTGTGAACAAGAGATTGAATGCATATTCCAGTGTGGATGAACTTAGGTCAGAGGTCAAGCGAATCACCTATAGCATTGATGTAGAACAATCGATCCGGTTCTCTCGACGAATGCTCGTCGCTTGTGTGACCGGTCTGGAATTTCTCAATAAGAGGTACAACCCTTTCGAGATCCAGCTTGAGGGTTGGTCTGAGTCTATTATGGAAAATACGGATGATTACGATGGCGTGTTTGAGGAACTGTACGTGAAGTATCGCTCCAAGGTCAATGTTGCCCCAGAGGTGAAGTTGATCATGATGTTAGGTGGTTCGGCGATGATGTTTCACTTGACAAATAGTATGTTCAAGTCTGTCATGCCCAACATGAACGATGTTATGAAGCAGAACCCTGATCTGGTGAAGAATATGATGGCTGCTGTGCAAAACACCACCCGTGCCCCTGGTGGTCCAGCCACAGAGGCCCCTGTGGGTGGTACAGGCAACTATGAGATGCAAGGTCCTGGTATAGATATCTCAAGCCTCATGGGTGGTATCATGATGCCCCCCCCACCACCAATGAATACCACTATGGGTGGAGCCCAAGAGAGTGTGATTGATGATGATGATATGTCCGATATCATGTCCATCTCAGGAGACTCCACTGGTGGTGAGGTCAAGGAGGTGAATGTTGGTACTTCTAAACCCAAGCGAACCAGGCGAAAAAAGAAGACGGAAATTAATCTCTAATTACTATATAAATGATAGCGTATTGTCCGCTGGAGGAACTGGACCCTCCTGTCCGACAACCGAAGCCTGTCGTGAAATCCAAGACCGAGGAGGTGAAGCCTCAGATCGGTCGTGAAGAAACTGAATTGAATTACGTCATCATGGCGTTCATTATCGGCGTTGTTTTACTCGCCGTCTCTGATACCATCAGGACGTAAATGTATATTGAATCTACCACGGGGTCTCCCCTTGTAGTAAATTTAATAGTTAAAATCGTCGTTAAGAATTGTACTGATCGTCGAATCTGGGTTATTTGATGCACCCGTGCGCACACTTGTGAATGCACCACCCCGAGAAGACATGAGCTCCACAGAAATGTCATAGGAATAGGTTATACCACCACCAGATGCGATATTCTCTGTGTTCGGTTTGAGTATGATACCTGTTTTACCTGTTAAAATGGTAGGACTCCACGGGAATGCATTTACACCACCAAATATATTTTTAGTGCCGACGGCTATATCCACAGCAGATGTACTCCCATTGTGTGTTCCACCTTGTATCTCGAGTACCATAGTACTCATGTTACTCATTCCACTTCCCAAAACTGTATCTACACGTCTAAAGATACACACGAGCTTTGCATAGAATGAAGCTGTACCGAAAACAAGCTGAACATCACTCGAGTTACCTTGCGTACGATTGAATGTGTAGGCGTATTTCTTTTGTGCAAATGTACTGGAGTTTGTGATGAAGCCACCGCCGACCTGTAAATTTGTGTTCGCCGTCTGACCATACAAACCGATCGCGACTGCGTTACCGAGATCGATGTTACCACCGAC